GTGTATTCAAACGGCAAAAAATCGGACGGTGATTATCCGCTGCTTTCAACCGCCATAGCGGAGGGACTTTTTCACCCACGCTGTAAGGACAGCACAAGCACCCACTACCCTGAACTTGACGATTTGAGCGGACCTCTCTCCGATGACGAGCTTGCAGAGCTTGACCGCCAAAGAGGACTTGAAGTACAGCAACAGCACGCAGAAAAGCAAGCCGAACGCTTTGACCGCAGGGCAAAATACAGCCTTGACGAGGATAACAAGAAGTTTGCTAAAGCAAGAGCAGACGAGTGGCACGACAGGGCGGATAAGTTGGCGGCGCAAAAGGAGGATTATATTCATAAAATATCAGACAGTGAATCAATCACAAAAAAAGAAAAATCTGAAATCATTGCTGAAAAAGCAAAGACAGATGTTGAAAAATCCGTAAATAGTGGTATAATAGAATTTGAAAATGGTGTTACAAAAGAAGTTCAGGAAACTTTTAATAACGAACTTGAAAATATGCAAAAGAAATTCGGTAAAGTAACAACCATTTCAAGAGTCGGCATACTTAATTCTAAAAATTCAACGGATTATGGCGAGTTTTACGATAATTCGGGAGAACTTTTATTAAGGTTTGCGAATAAGAAAAATGCTCTGTCTGAACACGCACAAAAAGCACAAGAGATGAAGAAATCGGATAAATGGTCCTCGGCACATTCTTTGCATACTTTCAGACACGAGATAGGTCATGCGATACAGCTTGAGCATAGGTTAAATGACCCGTTATGGGATGATAAACTTGAGAAGATAAGAGCAATAATGATGTCTTTACCTGAATTTAATAATAATGAATTTCAAAGTAAATATTCTGTTTCAAAATATGCCTTAAAGAATTTAGATGAATTTATATCAGAATGTTTAGCGGAGAGTATGAGTAAAAAATCAGGTGCAACAGCAAAACAAGTTGCAAAAATCATTGCCGGAGGAGATTAAATTGACAGAAAAATTCGATAAATTTGATAAATGGTCATATCTTGACTGTAACTGTAATCGTAGAATAAAGAATGATGCACCGGATGAAATTAAAGCAGAGGCGAAAAAAGCCGATGAAGAATACTTTAATAGAACCGGAAGACATATGCTTAAAATTGATTACTAACTAACCGCTCCTTGTGGGCGGTTTTCGCATTAGAAAGGTGTATTTATGGATGAGAATTTTAAGATTATATATGAAATACTTAAGAAATTAGAAAACAGTATGGATATATCTGAATTTGATAACTCAATATTAAGTTACAAATCGTTGGAAATATCTAAACCAAAATGGTGTAGAATAATAAAAATGCTATTTGACAGCGGATATATAACAGGAGTGAATGTGTGGGAGTCTTATGATTGTTCCTATCCGCAAGTTGAATTGACAAGACCCGAAATCACTTTAAAAGGTCTTGAGTATTTGCGAGAAAACTCTATTATGCAAAGAATGTATAAAGCCGCAAAGGGAATAAAAGAAATTACACCAGGTTTATAAGTTTATTATTAGCACTTAATCAATCGGATTGAGTGCTTTTTTAATACACAAAATCAGAAAGGCGGTGACAAAATGAAAGTAAGAGTAATTACATCGTTCAACGATAAAACCGAGGGGTTTATTAACAGACCGATTAATGAAGTATTTGAGTGCTCCGAGAGCAGAGCAAAGGAACTCATTGACGGCGGTTTTGTGACAGAGGTTAAGTCCAACGCTACGGAAAAGCCGAAAAGAAAGACAACAAAAACAGCTTAAAACGCACTTGTGAGTGACTGCACAGGTGCTTTTTTATTGTCCGAAGACATTAAACTACGGGAGACACCGAGAAAAACTGAAACAGAGAGACACTCTATAAACTGACTATGGGAGACACCCGATAACTGAAAGGATTGATAAAATATGGCAGAAAATAACCCAACACCTAACCAAAACGAACCACAGCCGACACCGCAGGGCAACCCTGCACCTGCATTTGACTATGACAAGCTCGCAAGCCTTATTACAGGCAAGCAGAGCGTGACAGAGGACACGGTTTTAAAGTCATACTTCAAGGAGCAAGGATTGTCAGCAGATGAGATGAAACAGGCAATCGGTGCTTTTAAGGAGCAGAAAGCCAAGAACACACCCGACATTGCAAAAATGCAGTCGGAAGTTGAATCCGCAAACAACGCAAAGCTGCTTGCGGAGATTGAGAAATCAGCTGCACTTGAGGCCGTAAAGCAAGGCGTAGATGTGGCAAGCATTCCGTATGTACTCAAAATGGCGGACTTTTCGGCCGTTATAACAGACGGCAAAATCAACACAGAAAAGCTGACCGAGGCGGTTAAGAAAGTGCTTGACGATATTCCTGCACTCAAAGCAAAAGCAAGCGAAAACGCTGGCGGTGTTCAGAAAATCGGCGGTGACGGCAACGGCACATCAGACGGTACTAAACCAAATTCAAGCGTTCCGACAAAGAAATGGAACAGATTTAATATTTAAGAAAGGACAATTTAACTATGGCAAACACAAATAACTATGCAGAGCAGTTCAGCCCGGATTTGCTCGAAATTCTTATGCAGGGCACACTTACTTCACCATTCATCACTTCAAATGTAAAGTGGGTTGGCGCAAGAACATTCCACTTTACACAGATGTCAACAACAGGCTTTAAGAACCACAGCAGAGAGGGCGGTTGGAACAAAGGCAAATATACACAGACAGATGTTCCTTTCACTTGCGAGCACGACAGAGATATTGAGTTCCTTGTGGATAAGGCAGATGTTGACGAAACTAACGCAACCGCAAAGGTTGAGAACATTTCAAAGGTGTTTGAACAGACACAGGTCGCACCGGAAACCGATGCACTTTTCTTTTCAAAGGTTGCCGCAAAGGCGCAGGCAACAGACGGCTATCATTCAGCTACTAAGTCAACCGAATGGACCAAAGCAAGCGCTTACTCAAAGCTCAAAACAATTCTTTCTGCCGGCAAGCTCCGCAGATACAAGGCAAGAGGCACACTTGTTGCTTATGTAACATCAAACATTATGGATTGCCTTGAGCAGTCAACAGAATTTACGCGTAAGATTGAGCTTACCCAGATTGCCGAGGGCGGTATGGGAATTGAAACAAGAGTAACCGAGATTGACGGCTGCCCTATTATCGAGGTTATTGACGATGAGCGTTTCTATGACAGTTTCAACTTCAATCCTGCTAACGGTGGTTTTGAACCTGCCACAGGCGGTCACAAAATCAATGTTCTTGTCGCTTGTGGTGATACCTGCAAGACTGTACCGAAGATTTCAAGTATTTACTTCTTTGCACCGGGGGCACATACAGAGGGCGACGGTTGGCTCTATCAGAACCGTACACTTTCCGATACATTTGTTTTCCCTAACGGCAAAGACGGCAAGATTGACAGTATTTATGTTGATGTTGATACTACGGCGGTTGCGTAATGTATACCGATTACATTGAACAGCAGGGCGGAGATGAAAACAGCATTATCTCCGCCGAGCACATCGACATTCTGACCTTTAACCGCATTGATTTTGAAAAACTTTCGGAAATGCAGAAGAGAATCATCGGCAGAGTGCATAGCAGACTTACTGCTTTTGAAAAAGAAAATGCCGATATGATTTCTTCCTATCTGAAAAATTACAACATCAACGGTGTGGGTATGGAGTTTGGCGCAAGTTGGAATTTGATGTGCATAAGCGGTGTGGCAATTCCTGCGGACCTTTACTCTCTGCTTAAATCAACAGGGCTTTGTTATCCTGCAATATGAGGTGATATGTTTTGAAATTTCCGTCACTTGTAAAAAAGCAGTTCTGTAAAACTCCTGTTGAAGTCACAATCTACGGTGAGGGTGTTACAGAGGACGGCTCTCCTGTTGTTGCCTTCCGCTGCGGAGAAATATACCCGTCAGACACCTTATTGCCGAACACTAATTTGTTTGCGGGTAATGCTCATTGCAATATGCAGTCAAAAGCAAAGACCATATACACAAAAGAACAGAAAATCGTGCAGGTGTCTGCAGTGCTGCTTTTTGACGGTGACATTGCTCCCGACACCCCGACTTTAAGCGGTGGCTTTGTAGTGCTTGACGGAGTAAAGCGTAACATCGTACAAGGCATTAAACACCGCAACCCTGACGGTACAGTGAATTATACGGAATTGGATATGATTTAATGAGTTTTTCGGTAACATCAAAAATCAAGCTGAATTTGCCTTTATTAAAGCAGCTCGATACAGCACAGCAAACGGCATTGCGTAAAACCACAGACGCATTGCTTACACAGATTAAAAACAGTCAGGTTATGCCTTTTGATACGGGTAATTTGCAGAACGAAAGCACCTTTGCCGATTACGCAAATCTTGCAAAAGGTAAAACCAAAATCGTATCGAGTACACCGTACGCAAGACGGCTGTACTACCACCCCGAATTTAATTTCAGCAGAGATGAAAACATAGCGGCAGGCGGTAAGTGGCTCATTCCTTGGCTCAAGGGCGGTACACGACAAAACTTTTGTCAAAAGGCATTTGCTCGATTTTACAAACAGGAGGCAGGACTTTGATTTATTTATCTGACATAAGGGACTTTTTAAAGACGGTCTTTAAAGCAGAGCATTACTACATCGGTAAACTCGATAACAAACAAGATAAGTCCCTCGGTGTGTACTCTCTCAAGCAGTCGGGTGCTCCTGTAAGGGCGATTGGTGACGAGAGTACATACAACACAATCAGCGTGTCTTTACTCTTGCATTGGAACAACAACGCAAATGAAACAGAGCGACAGGCACGCAATTTATTTGAAACGCTTTACAGTGTAAAAGATGTTGAAATCAACAAACACACAATTTATATTATTGAACTGCTCACACCCGAGGTTGTCGATGTAGGCACAGATGACAAGGGCGTTTATGAGCAAGTCATTGAAGTTAAATTTTATTACGAAAGGATGTAAATAATTATGGCAGTATCAAGTGGAGTTTATCCATGTTATGAAAATCAGTTTGCGGTAGGTAAGGCAGGTACAGACACCGCCACAACAGCAATCGCAAATTGCGAGGAGTTTTCGGTTGCATTTGACAACGGCGTTGAGGAATGGACAGCGTTTGAGAACGAGGGTTGGAAGTCAAGACTTATGACAGCCAAGAGCGTTACAATCTCTGTAAAGGGCAAGCGTACAATCGGTGACGCAGGCAACGATGAAATCGCAGAGCTTGCGTTTAAGAACGGCACAGCCGCACAGCTTCCGTTTAAGTGGACTTTCCCGAACGGTGCAAGCGTACTCTTCAAGAATGCGGTTATCTCTGTAACAGCAAACGGTGCAGGTGCAAGCACAGGTGTTGCACCTCTTGAATTTGAGGTTATGTCAAACGGCAAGCCCGAATACACACCTGCAGCCTAAGGAGGTATAAAGAATGTCAAAAATCATTGATATTACAAACAAGCTTAATTTTGACGAAAAGCCAAAACTTGTTATCAAAGGCACAGAAATTGAGGTCAACAATGACGCAATTTCTTTCATTAAGACGGTTGCGCTTTTTGACAGCGAGGACGGCGTAAAAACATCGGACATCTTATCGGCTCTTGAGCTTCTTTTTGATGAGGAGAACAGAGAAAAGATTGCAAAACTTCATCTCTCGTTTGCCGACCTCTCAACGCTCATCAGAACAGCAACGGAGCTTATTGCCGACAATGACAGCGAGGGGGAAATTCAGACCCCGGCTACGACTTAATAGATGATTTCGATTTAATCGTATCGAGTTTTAAGTCAGAGTACGGGGTGAGCATTTACTCCGAAGATTTTAAAAAGATGACTTGGGCGGAGTTCAGCTCCCTGCTGTGTGGCTTGGGAGCTGACACGCCTCTTGCGAGAACGGCTCAAATTCGCCTTGAGAACGATGAAAATGTTTTGAAGAACTTTACATCTTCGCAACATAAAATCCGTAGCAAGTGGCGCTCACGCACAGCAAATAAACGCACGCAGGCTGACATAAACACAGCCTTGCATGACTTCGAAATGATATTTGCAAATATGTAAATATTGCATACAATTTTGTTTATTTTTATAAAATTCTTGACTTTTATGTATATTTTTGGTAATATTTAATAAATGTTAAGTATTATAACATTGTAAAAGCCACTCCAAACGGGGTGGCTAAAATTTTATCAAATTATACAGCGTACATCTTCTGGTGTGCGCTGTTTTTATACCCCAAGGGTGTCACATTTCGTTACGCCCTTTATTTTATATTGAAAGGAGTGTGAGAAATGAGTGCTACAGTTGGCGAAATCGGCTTAAATCTTGTACTGAACAGGCAAGGCTTTTCTAAATCGCTTAATGCAGTGCAGGAGCAGGCAAACAGCGTAAGCAATAAGATGTCTGCTAAGTTAAAAAAACTCGGTACAGCGGTTGTGGCTGCTTTTTCGGTTGCCGCTGTTAAGAAATTCGGTCAGCAGTGCATTGAATCAGCGGCAGAGGTTAATGCCGCAAATTCGCAGTTTGAGCAGACATTTGGCTCAATGAAGTCACAAGCTGAAAGTGCTATTGCTACAGTATCTAAAAACAGTGGTATTTTAAAAACACGCTTGCAGGGTGTGGGTACAAGTATCTATGCATTTGCAAAAACTACGGGTATGGACAGCGCAGACGCTCTTAATATGATGCAAGAGGCTTTACAGGTAACAGCTGACAGTGCGGCATATTACGACCGTTCGCTTGAAGATACCGCAGAAAGTCTTAAGTCGTTTCTTAAAGGTAACTTTGAAAATGACGCAGCACTTGGCTTGTCTTGTACAGAAACAACACGAAACACAGCGGCTAATAAGTTGTATGGCAAGTCGTTTACGGATTTGTCGGAATCGCAGAAACAGCTCACGCTTTTGCAAATGGTCAAGGACGCTAATCAGCTTTCGGGTGCTATGGGACAGGCAAGCCGTGAAGCAGACGGTTGGGAGAATGTAACAGGCAACTTAAAAGAGAGTTGGAATCAGTTGCTTGCCGTAGTCGGTCAGCCTATTCTCCAGGTTGCAACTCAGGTTGTAAAGCGGTTGAGTTCCGCACTTGCAACTTTAACGGAATATGCCAAAGGTGCGGTTGAATCGCTTTCAAAGGTCTTCGGCTGGGATACAGGCAACAACACCGCAAGCAATATCAAATCTGCGTCCGATTCTGCCAAAAGCCTTACGGATACGGCAGATGACAGTTCAAAGTCACTTGATAATGTTCAGAAAAGTTCCGAAAAAGCAAAGAACAGCGTTGCAGGTTTTGACAAGCTGAATGTTATTACTAAATCAGATAGCGGCGGTTCTGATACTTCCGCAAGCAGCACATCGGCAAGCAATGGTACTTCTGTCGCAAATACTGTTGTTAAAGACACAAACAGCGGTGTTTCGGGTGCTTTTAAAAATCTATACGAAAAGAGCGGATTTAAAGCCTTTGTGGATAATGTTCAAAAGGGCATTAATAAGGTTGATTGGTCAGCTATCGGCAAAAATTGTGAGTCGATATTCAAAAATTCTGTTCCGATAGCTCAAAATTATCTTACACAGGTGCAAAAGGTCGGTAAATCTGCATTCGGTGCGGTAGGTTCATTTGTCGGCGGAGTGGTACAGGTTAGCGGTAAACGGCTGCAAACACTGACGGGCGGTGTTGCAAAATGGCTTGATAAAGACAAGAATAAAATCAACGGCTTTATTACAACCATTGGCGATAATTTCAGCAAAAGCTACGATAATTTATCGACATTCTTTGAAAAGGGTTTTGATGTCATCGGGCAGAGCGTTGACAGAGTTCGCCCACAAATGGAGGACGCAATTTCAAATCTTTTAAGCGGTCTTACAACCTTTGCAGGTTCGGTTGGTGATGTTATTTCTGGCGCATTTTCAATCGCAACTGAAAGCCTTGTTGAATGGACTGAAAATGACGGTGCAACAATCACAGAATTTCTTGAAAATTTACAATTGCAGTTTGCAGATGTGTTTGACTTTATCGGTCAGATTTTCGGAGATATCGGAACAATTATCAGCGAATGGTGGAACGGCAACGGACAGGAAATTTTTCAGAATGTGTGTGATATGTTTCTTAATATCGGCACAACACTGATGAATGTGTACAATCAATGGATTAAGCCTGCGTGGGATTTTATCGTAGCAATCGTAAAGTCAGCGTGGGAAAATTGGCTGAAACCTGTTTTTGAGGGAGCAATAAACTTCTTCGGCAAGGTTGCAGACTGCGTTTCAACCGTGTGGAATAATTTCCTGTCACCGCTTGTAAACTGGCTTGTCAGCTTTTTGGGTCCTAAAATTCAGAACGTTTTCAATGCTGTAAAAAGAGTGTTTGATAATGTGTTTACATTCATCGGTGGATTGGTTAATTCAATTCTTAAAGCATTCGGCGGTCTTATTGACTTTATCACAGGTGTTTTCTCAGGCGATTGGAAAAAAGCATGGCAAGGTATTCACGACTTTTTCAAGGGCATTTGGGATGGTATCGGTGCGGTGTTCAAATTTATTGTAAATGCTATCATTGACGGTATCAACAGTTTGTGGACAGGCATTTATAACTTTGTTTCGGGTGTTATCGATGCAATCGGCGGAATTGCAGGGGCTATTGGTTCTATCATCGGACAGGATTGGAGTTTTTCAATGCCTGAAAATCCGCCTCTCATTCCACGACTTGCAACAGGCGGACTTGTCAAAGCACCGACACTTGCGGTAGTCGGAGATAACGCAGGCGCTAATTCGGGCAATCCGGAAGTTATTGCGCCGCTTAGCAAGTTACAAGGTATGATTAATACTTCTAACGGCGAGGATACGGTAATTCTCGGCGAAATTCTGTCGTATCTTAAAAAGCTGTATGAGATGTTCGTAATATTCAGAAACAACGGCGGTAACTACTATCAGTTTGTCGCTGAAATTAACGGCAATGATATTTTTAACGAAATCGTAAAGCAAAACGAGCTTTATAAAAACCGCCATAACGGCAAATCGGCATTTGCGTAAAGGAGGTGCAGTATGTCAAATTATAAAGGTTATTTACTAAAATTCGGAAATACCGAATTTCCTAATAACTATTTCGCTGAATATTCGTCAACACCTGATCAGCGTATGGACAACGATGCCGAGCGTGACGATAACGGCAGTTTACAGCGTTCAACACTGCCGACAGGTAAGACAAGCATTACTTTTTCTACCCACATTCTGCACTTGAACGAGAAAATTAATATGCAGAATATTATTAATTCTGCAATCGTGAACACAGTACAACGCAAATGCTATGTTACATATTGGAACGATGAAACAAACTCATATGACAGCGGATATTTCTATATTCCTGATATTGAGTTTTCGGTTATGGACGCAAGCAAGACAGACATCCGCTACAACCCGATAAGTATTGAGCTTATTGAGTATTAAGGGGGTGCGGTATGATAAATTTAACAGATGAGGTCAAAAAGCAGCTGTTGAACGACAGCTTGCAAAGGGAAATAATTATCAGCTTTCCTGACAACGATATTCCAGACATCACGGGCGAGAATATTGTATCTGAAAGTCTTGAACTTACGCAGGCAATCAGTGACGGCAAGGAGTTTAAACTCGGCGGCTGTATTGCGGGTCAGCTTACTGTAAGAGTGATAAATGTTGACACAGAGCTCAACGGCAAACGCATTAAAGTTATAATGAAGCAATCATACAGCAAGGGGCTTTTATTTCCCTCGGATACAGTATTGCCGAGTGTAGATTTATATTGCGGTTATCAGTCTGGAGTTATTGAGGCGTCGCTATTCTGCGGTACTGTCAACAGCTCATTAAGACAGAAAAACAGGGCGGTAAAGGAAATTATCGCATACGACGATTTATACCTCGCTTCGCAAAAATACGCTTACAACTACTTTACAAGTCTTTCGATATATTCGCCAAAAATAAGTTTATATGACTTGAGAGTATATCTCTGCAGCAGCTTTTTAAGTAATTATGATTACGAAAACGAATTTACAGGCTTTAATGACAGCAATAAGCTGTCACTGAAATTGGATCTTGTAAAATCGGCTTTCAATGACAAAACCACGATAGCGGACTTGTTGAGTGCGTACTGCGAACTTAATGCTTGTTTTGCAATTATGAGCGGAGAGGGCAAGATAAAGTTTATTCAAATTTTAAATCCTAAAACCGAGGTCGTTGACAACTACAGCAACCTCGACTTTGAGGAATACACAACACGCAGTATTAATCTTATTAAGTTTAAGTACAACAAGGACAGCTATTTTTCGTACGGTCATACAGAAGAAAAAAAACAAAGCTGGTATATATCGGACAACATAATTACTGCGTGTTGTACCGACATTGCAGGTATTGTTACAAGTTTTAACGATAATAAAGGTAACAACTACATCTTTTACAATTTGTATGCTTACAGGCCTTTTAAAGCTGATGTTTACGGTAGGTGGTGGCTCGAATGCGGTGACAAGGTGAGCATAAAAACAGGCTTTACGGACACGGAAACGGTCGACAGTTTTATACTTGAACGAACGCTGAAAGGCACTAACGGCATGAGAGTAAGGCTGACGGCAGAAGGTACAGAATATTTAGGAAAGGATGAGATAAATGAGTTACAGCAAAATTAATTGGGTTGACGGAGCTGTTCCGGCGCTGAACGCAACAAACTTAAATCGTATGGACGACGGTATCTACAACAACAGCATAGACATAGCGCTTGCGGGTGGCAACATCAACACGCTAAGTGAGAGAATAATTGCGATTAACACAGCCTTATCTGCAAAGGCAGATAAAACCGAGCTTGAAGATGAAATAACAGACCTTGACGAAACAGTGACAATGAAGATTAATCTTAAAGCTGATAAGGACAGTGTAGACAATGCAGTCGCTCAGCTAAGCAAGCAGATTGCAGACAATAAGTCCTCAGCTGATGAGTCAATCAGTACTCTGAGTCAGACCGTAACAGACAACAAAACAGCGACAGACAAGGCACTTGCGGCAAAATATGACAGCTCAAATTTTGAGAGTGGTACAGGAACATTAGCACCAGCCCAAGAAATATATGCTGGTTGCGAGGGCAGTTTTGTATATTCTAAAAATGGTAATATTGTAACTGTATCGGTCAATATTACGGCACTGCTCTCTCATAAAAAATATATTCAGATGTCAGGTTTACCGTATGCGGCAAAAAACGAAAGTAGGTTGTCTAGTTTTGTTGTATATTCAACAGCAAATAAATTAATAAACATCAGACTTGACGGCTCTTGGATTTATGTCAGTTCAACGGACATTTTTGCAGAGGACGAAAAAATCAATTTCATTATTACTTACATAATCAGATAAGGAGCGAGTTACTATGGAAATCAAAGAAAGAATTACACTCGATATGCTCACAAAAGACAGTGTAAGCGTATTAAGACAGAAGTTTGTTATTATCGACGGCACAGAAATGCAGGTCGGTGGCAATGTTCGCAACGCATATATGAATTGTGAAAACGACAGAGAAATACTTAAAGCCGAGCTTTCAGAGGAATATTATAACGCCGTTATGGCTGTATGGGAGGTATAAATATGTCGTATAAATTTAAAGAAATATGGTGCAACAAAGGTAATTTTACAGAGAGCAACAGAAAATCTTCGGAAATTGATACACTTGTTATTCATTACACCGGCAACAACGGCGACACAGCAGAAAACAACGGTAACTACTTTAAGAATAATGTAGTTGAAACATCTGCACATTATTTTGTCGATGATACAACTGTTGTACGATCTGTCGCTGACAAAAATATTGCTTGGCATGCAGGCGACTGGGATATTAATTGCCGTTCAATCGGAATTGAAATAGCAGGTTCAACAACAGAATGCACAGGCAAGACACTTGAAAATGTAATCTTACTTGCTCAACGACTTATGAAAAAGTATAACATCAAAAAAGACAAAGTAATTCACCATTATGATGCTAACGGTAAAATCTGCCCGGTCTTTTGGTGCGGTTCATCAGCAAAGGACAAGCTGTGGAAGGAACAATTTTTAAATAAACTTGAGAGTAACTCTGAAAACAAAGAGGAATCAAAAGTTGAAAAAGATGATAAACCTACGATTGAATATTGCGTATTTGCAGGCGGTAAGTGGTTACCAACTGTAAAAGGTTTATCAGACTTCGCAGGCATTGCCGGCGAGGCAATCAGCGGTCTTGCAATCAGAGTAACAAAAGGTAAGATTAAGTACAGAGTGCATATTAAAGGCGGTCACTGGCTTAGCTGGGTTACAGGCTTTAATCTTAATGATGATGTAAACGGCTATGCCGGTATTCTCGGAATGGATATTGATGCTGTACAGATTTATTATACAACTCCTGCTGATGTTAAGTCCGCACACGGCAGCTACTATAAGGCTACATACAGAGTTTCTGCAGTTAATGAAGACTATTATGATTGGCAGCACGATGACGAAAAAGACAGTAAGCAGGACGGCTACGCAGGAACAAAGGGCAAGGCTATTGACCGTATTGAGCTTACTTTAACTTGATTTGGAGGTATAACTAAACTATGAAAGACAATATTATTCAGGCTACTGTTTCAGTAGCTATCGGTGCTCTGATATCATATTTTAATATCTTACTTATCCCAATTCTCGTGCTCATCGCTGTAATGCTTATTGATTATATTACAGGATTGACATAGGCGTACAGAAACGGCGAATTAAAAAGTAAAACAGGTTTAATCGGAATTTTGAAAAAAGCAAGCTATCTCGCTCTTGTGGTTGTTGCGGGTGTTGTCGATTATTTAATCTGCACAGGCTTAGCGGCGGCAAATGTAAATATAGGTGTCACATATTGTTGCGGTTTAATTGTAACGATTTGGCTCATCATCAACGAATTAATCTCAATTCTCGAAAATCTCTCGGAGTTAGGCACGCCAATTCCGAAATTCCTTGTAAATATCGTCCGCCGATTGAAAAATACAGTTGAAAACAAAACCGATACAGACACAAAAGAATAGCATATATAAGTTTAGCCCCTCGCTTATTTGAATTTTAAAATCAAGGTGGTTCAGTAGGTGGCTCAAAATTGAAAAAAGTATAGTGTCTATCGAATGTTTTTAAGATTGTATTTGCGGTTTGGGAGCGTAGACGGACACATTTTTGACCTTTCCGCAAATCCTCAACAAAGCCTTACACACGGCGGTTTCAGCTCTTTATTTTTTCGTTAATTTATGTTATAATAAGGCAACGACCACATAGTATCCCACAGATACTGAAATCACAAAAATTAAATAAATCCAGGTGTGGCGCAGCTGGGAGCGCGGGTGGTTTGGGAGCATAGACAGTGTTCGCACCGCACGAAAGCGAAAACCGCCGAAAACCCTTCAACCGTGCGTATTTCGGGCGGTTCGGAAAATGAAAAAAGGCAGTCAAATCCGTGTTTGACCACAGATTTGACCACTTACATGACCACAATTTAATAACTATCGGGGTGTAGCGCAGTTGGTAGCGCGCTTGCTTTGGGAGCATAGACGGACACATTTACGACCTTTCCGCAAATCCTCAACAAAGCCTTACACACGGCGGTGTTTCGGCTCTTTATTTTTCCGCCAATTTGTGTTATAATAAGGCGACGACCACATAGTATCCCACAGATACTGAAATCACAAAAAACTTAATAAATCCGGGTGTGGCGCAGCTGGGAGCGCGGGTGGTTTGGGAGCATAGACGGTGTTCGCACTGTATGACAACGACAACCGCCGAAAGCCCTTCAACCGTGCGTATTTCGGGCGGTTTGGAAAACAAAAAATAGCGGTCAAAAATGTGTTTGACCACAGATTTGACCACTTACATGACCACAATTTAATAACTATCGGGGTGTAGCGCAGTTGATAGCGCGCCGCATTTGGGATGCGGAGGCCGCGAGTTTGAGCCTCGCCACTCCGACCAATATAGAAACCTGTTGAAAAAGTTAAAGTTGCTTTAACGGCAGGTTTTTGATATAGTAATAAAGAAGCTGAAGATAAAAAACGTATAAGGAGGTAATAAAAATGCAAAAATTGAACCATCCGGTTGAGAAGCTAGTTGAGACGTTCCTTTATAAGGGTGTGGAATTTGAAGTGGTTGAACGCCCCGAGGTTTTATGGGTCGGTTGCGTTGATTACGCAAGCAATAACGCGGATGAATCCGATATCGGAGCAACGCTGGAGCGCTATCAAAAGTTAATCGAAATTCCAAAGAACGAACTTATGAATCCGGATTGGAGTGCCGCACTTTCAATTAATTATTGCGTCGACAAGCCGTGCGGCATTATGTTCGCGCAAGAAACATATTCAGATAAACAAGACGAACGATATGACTTGTTTACACAACCAGGCGGTTTATGGTTGCGTATACGCAATGATAGAAACGCAGCTGCACTGCTTGGCAAGGAAAGCGCAGAGGTTCATGAATATTTTTCAGATGAACGGAAAATATTGCGCACTGCCGCCGAAGCAAACCACTATCAGCAGAATTTCGAAGTTTGCGTTGAGGTGGAATATAATTGTCACGCTGAATACAGCACCCCGCCCCACACGGCTTACGCCTATATTCCAATTATAAAAGAGTAAAGGGATACGCCTGTTTGCGAGAGTTCAAGTCTCCCCAGAAAAATGTCAAGAGATTCTTTTTGTCTCACCCTTACAAAAAGGCTCTGGAATTGCTTGATTCCAGAGCCTTTTTCTTTGTTTACTGTGGGTCAAATATTATCCTTCTGTACCAGCGAATTCAGCAATTACTTTTACGATGTTATTAAGCATCGGTCTAAAGTTATCAAAATTAATACTTTTGTAATTTGACTGAATGAAATTGGCGAATATTTCTTTCCCATAGTGCTTTTCCTTATCCGCTTTGTCATTCGATGAAAATGTCTTTCCAGCAATAACATGGTTTCTTGTAGTTTCATCGAATAAATCCTCTATTTCGCATTCTGCTTTTCCGTCTACTAATTGATTTGTCACTAAGAACAAATTGCCCTCATCAATTATTTTTATGCAAAGATCTTCTTTGAGTTTATCTTTATCAGAAGATGATAATTCAATGTGAGAAACAAACGAGTGTAATGGTTTGCACTTATTAGACAACTCATTGTCAAAAATCAAAATTACAGGATTACACAAGTTCTTATCAGAGCATCCGCTAAAAACTTTGAAATAATTTGTATACTTTGGATTCTTGTCCGAAAAAAAGTTGTACAAATTTTTCATGGCATCAGCACCATCTTGGCTCATATGGAAAAAGTATTTGAACCTCTTTGACCTCTTTAAAAAGGACACTTTGAACTCAAAGTGTCCCTCTGGTGTTTTTTCGATGAGTTCAGGATATTCTGTATAAAGGTTCTTTAAAGCTGCCTTTATATATTTAATATCGGTCTTTCCCTCAGTAACAATTACTGGTTTTTCATGTGCAAAAAAATACCTATAAAACAAAAATTTTTGATACTGTTTTTCTCGTCCGTTAAGACAAAACACAGAATGCTGTTGACTAACATCTTTAATGTTATTGTATTTGTCCAATTGATCGATAAAAGCAAATTTTCCTTCCAACTGACTAACTGTTCCTTCAACGCCATTATTGTCAAAACATCCGGTTTTATAGAGTGAATCAGCCATTGCTCTCACTTGTTTGTAATACCTATGATCAACACTAAGTTTTTTGTTTATTACTAGCCCCGTTACCGTTTGGCGTGAATCCCTATATTGAACGCTTGTTTTCTTGGTATTGACTTTAAATCCAGCCCGCTCAACTTCATGAGTTAATTCGTTATAGAAAGGTTCCCATTGTTCAATGAATTTCTTATCATTAGTAGAAAAACTCAAATCATCAGCATATCGGGTATAATCCAAATGATATTTTTTTGCAATTCTTATAATCCTCATATCGAAGGTTTGACAGATATAGTTTGTAATAATAGGCGAAGTTGGCGCACCTTGTGGAAGTTTACCTTGATAGCATGTTAGCTGCGCCATAACAATAGCCAACTCGTGTGGAAGGGCAAAATCGCGGTTTTTCTCAAAGAAACCACAAACCCTACCGAAATGAAAACTATCAAAAAAATCTTGCAGGTCAATATTTACCACTATGCGCTTATTTCTATGCACCTCGCCGTTCGTAATGATACTTTTCCCTTTTTCGAAAGCGTGTGAAATATTAGTGCGTATATTGTTTTGCTTGCGCAAGAATTGTTGATGGTGTAAAAGAATGCTATAAAGTTTTTCCTGGATTTGCTTAAGATCTCCAGTCGGGGCACAGATTTTTCTTGTTCCCCCAGATTTTTTAGGGATCTCAAATATTTTATAAAAACTATCGACTTTGGCAACATATAAAACGTGAGTCAGCTTGCCATGAGGAATTTCCAATAAATCCGCCAGATCGTTTCTGGTACATACATATTCAAAAGTCATACATGACATCTCCTAAAAAAAGCAGCGTATGGCAACTCATTATGCGAAATTTACAGAGATTAAAGAGGCGACGAAGCATGGAAAGACGCAAATGCTCCCACCATTTTAGTCAACGCTTGCGAAACACAAGCCAAAAATCTTGCCATACGCTTGTTGACATTATAACACACATCTCTCCATTATTCAATCATTTATACAAATTATTGCATACATTTGAAATCACATAGCAAGTACAAACGGCACAGAAAAATCCGTGCCGTTTGGTCAGGCCTCTTGCTCTGCCTTGAGCCGTTCTTTTTCCGCCTTGATTTGCGCCTTGACCTGCACAATCATTTCCGCCAGCTTTTCTTCACATTCTTCTCTTGTTTTTGCGTAGATATTATGACTTTCCCGCTTGCCGTAGGCATTGGTTGGTGTGTACCGTCCCTCGTAGAGGTGGT